TATTGAATATTCTTTTCCTCAAGGCAGGTTTGGTATAGTTTCCAGCTTTGTTTACTGTGCTTTTCTTCTTAGCCATTCTTCATAAACTTCTTGTTAGCTTCCTGAACTATCATGCCAGGTTTCTTTTTCTTCTTAGAAGCCATGATCTTTTTCTTTAAAAAGTCAGGTAATGTTTTTTGTGCATCCGTTAACATTACATCATGCCCTTCATTTTTTTCTTCATGTTTTTCTTTTTCTTCTTCATGTTCTTTTTCTTAGCAGTTTTTTTCATGCCCTTCATTGTTCTCATAATAATCTCCTATAAGTTTTACGTTTGGTTACTGTGGATTCATAGTAGTCTTTATCCCAAGACTCATAGAATCCGATCTTTTCTAGATTGGCACTTGCCTGTTCTAGTTTTTCAAATGGCTGTATTAAAACCATTAGAAACTCGTTGTGTGATTCCCAGTCTCCATTCTCTAGAAACTCAACTGGTTCATCATATCCCTCTGGGTGAAACGCCATGAGGTATACATCTTTAGGTACAAACACATGGTTTAATGTGTGAGTATAATTATCTAGTTCATCACCTGTAACAGATAAATCAGGGCAGGCAATAATACATATCTCCTTACCTGAGTCTTTGAAGTGGTTGCATTCATAAACCACCCTCTCTAATAAATCATCAGCAGAACTCTCCACCACGATCTTTAAAAGTCCGTGTGTTCTCGCCATCTTAGCATATGGACATACAGGCTTACCCCCTAGTGCTGCATTCGGTAACTCCAGGAAGTCTTTCGACCAGCTCAGTATATCTTCTTCTATTGTTCTCAATTAGTGTTTAAATGCGTTTTAAGCTATGTTACAGCACGATTTGCTTCTTTTCCGACTCATCCACTACGGATGCAGGAAACATATTTAAATTGCCAGCTATCGTTCTTCTCTCTCCAGACCCTTCAAATGGGTATACTGTGTGCTGACACCAGGATGGAAAGAATATCAGCTTACCAACTTCAGGCTTTATCGTCTTGCATAGAGGCGGTCTTAGTTCTTCTAACCCCCTTATGCTGGTTTGACCAAAGTGAAACTGTAAAAAGCCATCACAGCAGCCACTAGAATTATATAGGTTTTGAGCTGAGAACTCATTGTTGTCCTCAATCTGCTTGGGTATCTTGGTCCAGGTCGTAAAGGATATGCCCATCTGCGTATCCGTGCCATGGTCATGCAATGGGTTATAATCTCTCTCATATGAGTGTACCGACCATAAACTGTGGACATGGGGTATCCGATCTAGAAAGGGAGTACCTATGCTTTTACAGAATTGATCTATGTAAGTCCTGGACAGTTG